CGGAGAGAGTTCTTGAGCTCTATGGAACCATAGCAGAGACTTCCTGGTTTGACGATGACGTCACACCGAAGATGTTTCATGATGAGCTCTTTGCTGGCAAAGGCCCCGTGACTGTTTGGCTTAATTCCCCTGGCGGCGACTGCATTGCAGCAAGCCAGATCTACACCATGTTGATGGATTACAAGGACGACGTGACTGTCAAGATCGATGGCATTGCGGCTTCGGCTGCATCAGTTATCGCAATGGCAGGTACGAAAGTGCTTATGGCACCAACCGCTCTGATGATGATCCACAACCCCATGACGATGGCCTATGGCAATCATGCGGACATGGAAAAAGCAATCGAAATGCTCGATGAGGTCAAGGAAAGCATCATCAATGCTTACGAGATCAAGACCGGCCTTTCGCGTGCGAAACTGTCACATCTTATGGACTCGGAGACCTGGATGAATGCGGCGAAAGCTATTGAACTTGGCTTTGCGGACGACATCCTTACCGATACCAAAAAGAATGCGGCTGACATTCCCGCCTATGCCTTCTCTGGCAAGGAGTCCGAGACACAGCTTATGAACAAGCTCACTGCTCACTACCAGTCCAAGAGAGAAGCAATGGCACAGGCAGCAGCTATTCCGGCTGCTACTGACACTCCTGCAGATGCAGGCAAAACCTACGATGAGCTGATTACTAGGCTCAATCTTATCAAACCTTAAGGAGGATTTTTATTATGAGTAAAGTGAATGAACTGCGTGCACAGCGCGCAAAGGCATGGGACAAGGCACAGGCTTTTCTTACTGCCAATCGTAACGACAAGGGCATTCTTTCTGATGAGGATGTCAAGACCTACGAAGCCCTCGAACAGGACATCGTAAATTTGGGTCATGAAATTGACCGTCAGGAGCGTCTCGAAGCTATGGAGCGTGAGATGGCAGCTCCTGTATCTGCACCTATTACTGAGAAGCCTGAGAACAAGAGAAAGGAAGACACCAAGACTGGCCGTGCTTCCGATGCATACGTTCAGGCATTCTGGAAGCAGGTTCGTGCTAAGGATGGCGTATCTTACGAAGTGAAGAACGTTCTCTCTGAAGGCACTGATTCTGAAGGCGGCTATCTTGTTCCTGATGAGTTCGAAGATACTCTTGTTTCCGCAATGGAAGAGGATGGCGCTATCCGTTCCCTTGCACATGTGTTTACTACTTCCAACGGCGTCCACAAGATTCCTGTAGTTCGCACTAAGGGCAATGCAAGCTGGATCGATGAGAATGGTTCCTACGGTGAAGGCGATGATGTATTCGGCCAGGAGCAGATCGATGCTCACAAGGTTGGTACTGTCATCAAGGTTTCCGAGGAACTCTTAAACGATTCTGCATTCGACCTTGAGAAGTACTTCCAGGAAGAGTTCGCACGTCGTATCGGTGCCAAGGAAGAGGAAGCATTCATCGTTGGTGATGGCTCCAAGAAGCCTACTGGTATCCTTAACGCTACCGGCGGTGCTGAAGTTGGCGTTACTGCTGCAAGCGACAAGACAATCACTGCAGATGAGATCATCGATCTTTTCTACAGCGTAAAGGCTCCTTACCGTAAGAACGCAGTATGGATTCTCAACGATTCCACTGTTCGTGCAATCCGTAAGCTCAAGGATGGCAACGGCCAGTACCTCTGGCAGCCTGCACTCCATGAGGGTGAGCACGATACTCTTATGGGCAAGGTGATCATGACTTCTCCTTACGTTCCTGAGATTGCTGCAGGTAAGAAGGTAATCATGTTCGGTGACCTTTCCTTCTACTGGATTGGCGACCGCCAGGGTATCACCTTCAAGCGTCTCAATGAGCGTTATGCTGACATGGGCCAGGTTGGCTTCCTTGCTTCCAAGAGAGTGGATGGTAAGCTCGTGCTTCCTGAAGCAATCAAGGTTCTCCAGATGAAGGGCACTGCTGCTTCTGGCAGTGGCTCTGCTAGTACTGGCGCCTAAGCTATAAGAGCATGGGTACTGTCTTAAGCGGCAGTACCCGTGTTCGTTTTGAAAGGAGGGATAGAATGCTGATTTCAATTGAAGAGGCAAAAGGGTATCTTCGTGTTGATTCCGGTGAAGACGATGCGCTGATTGAGAGCATTATCACTGCCTCCGAAAAGCTGTGCGCAGATGTGGCAAGGCTTGATGGTGAGCAGCTCATAGCAGAAAAGGAAACCATCCGCATTGCCATTTTGTATGCTGTTGCCTACCTCTATGAACATCGTGAGGAAGCGGATCACAAGGCGCTTACCCTGTCCCTCAGATCACTGTTATTCGGTGTTAGGGAGGAGGGCTTCTGATGAACATTGCGCTTTTGAACCTAAGGATTACCTTTGAGAAGAATGCAGTGGTAACGGACGCCATTGGCAACCACACGAATACATGGGAGGATTACTTTTCATGCTATGCGACCATCAGCAGTGAGAGCGGTTCTGAAACAGAAAAGGCTGGACAGACAATCCCGGCATCCAATGGTGCCTTTACTGTCAGATACTGCAAAGAGACCGCAGCAATCACTCCGGATGGTTTCCGCATCCGCATGGGCGATGAGCTCTATAACATTACCTACATTGACCACCAGAACAACAAGCGCAAGTCGCTCAAATTCTGGGTGCAGAAGATAAGGAGGTAATGATGGCTAGCGACAGAGTATCGATCGATGGTCTTGCCGATGCCATCATGAAGGGCCTTATGGATTATGCCGACGCTTCTTCGGAAGATGTGAAGAGCGCAGTAAGGAAAGCAGGTAGTTCCGTAAAGAAGGACATCAAAGCAAATGCGCCAAAGAAAAAGGGTGCCTACTCGAAGAGCTGGTCCATTAAGACCACAAAAGAGACAGCCAATTCTCTGGAGCTTACTGTGTATTCCCCGAACAAGTATCAGCTGGCGCACCTACTGGAGTTTGGTCATGCCAAGCGAGGCGGTGGACGCACCAGAGCATATCCTCATATTGCACCAGCGGAGGAAGCTGCAGTAAAGCAGCTGGAAGAAGATATCCAAAGAGCACTGGGAGGTTCATGATGGAAGAGCTTGTAAAGATCATCAAAGAAATGGGGCTCCCCTTTGCCTACGACCATTTTGCAGAGGGCGAAAGTCCTGATCCACCATTCATCTGTTACCTGCTTCCTGGAAGCGACAACTTTGCCGCAGACGGAAGAGTGTACTACAAGGTGAATGAAGTAAGGATCGAATTATACACGGACAGGAAAGACCTGCTCGTGGAAGAACAGGTTACTGCCGTGCTTGATGAGCATGGCATTTTTTATAACCAGACGGAGGTATGGATCGAGAGCGAAAAGCTGTACGAGGTCGTATTTTCGTTTGAGTACCACATTTAAGAAAGGCAGGTTATTACAATGGCTAATAAGAAGAATAAGGTCAAATTTAATATCTGTAATGTGCATTATGCTTTGCTCAACATTTCTGACGAGGGTGAGGTCAGCTTCGGTAAGCCCGTAGCTATGCCTGGTGCAGTTTCTCTTTCCCTTGATCCTAACGGTGAGCCTTCCAAGTTCTACGCAGATGGCTATGCATATTACACCATTTCCAACAACATGGGTTACGAAGGTGATCTGGAGCTCGCAATGGTTCCGGAGGATTTCCGTACCGCAGTGTTAAAGGAAGCGCTTGATAGTAATCAGGTGCTTTTGGAGGATGCAAAATCCCAGGGTGCACCTTTTGCGCTCCTGTTCGAGTTTGACGGTGACGTTAAGAAGATCCGCCACGTCCTTTACAACTGCAGCGCAGCTCGTCCTTCTATCGAGTCCTCTACTAACGAGGAGGAGATTGAGGTTCAGACTGAAAAGCTCTCCCTTACTGCAAGTCCTCTCCAGGGCGGTTATGTCAAGGCTCGTACCTCTGACGCAACCACTGCGGAAGCATATAACAGCTGGTACGACCAGGTGTATCTTCCTACCGATCTTGCAGGAGGTAAAGCATAATGAGTCTTAAGCAGAACATTGAAATCGATGGCAAGCAGGTGCCTTTCAAAGCATCTGCTGCCATTCCCCGTATCTACCGTATGAAGTTCCATAGGGATATCTATAAGGACCTTCGTGCACTTGAAACGTCTGTCGGAAAAGGCTCCGAAGATGGCTCTGAACTGGACGTGTTTTCCCTTGAAATGTTTGAGAACATCGCCTATGTCATGGCAAAGCACGCTGATCCGTCCATCCCTGATACACCGGAAGAGTGGCTCGATGAGTTTAATACCTTCTCCATCTATCAGGTTCTTCCTAAGCTCATTGAGCTTTGGGGCTTAAATACACAGACGGACGTCCAGTCTAAAAAAAACTTCGCGCAACTGACCGCGAAATGACAACGCCGTTGTTCCTGCTTCGCTGCGTACAGCTTGGATTATCCATCCGGGACCTTGACCTTCTGACAATCGGAATGGTCAACGACATGTTCGCAGAAAGCAGGAATGACGACTATAAGTATCAGGAAATCGCAGGACAGGACGATTTCGACAAATTCTAACGCTCGGTTTAGTCCGGGCTTTTTCTATGTTTGCGGAGAGGAGGTGCTTTCATGGCTGCAAGCAGAATTCAGGGTATCACCGTTGAAATTGGTGGCGATACCACGAAACTTCAGACCGCCCTTAAGGGAGTAAACGGCCAGATTAAAGATACGCAGAGCCAGCTGAAAGATGTGGAAAAGCTCCTCAAGCTTGATCCTGGCAATACGGAGCTTCTTGCTCAGAAGCAGAAGCTATTAAACCAGGCCGTAGAGGAAACGAAGGAGAAGCTGGCAACCTTAAAGACTGCCGCAGAACAGGCAAACGCCGCGTTGGAACGTGGTGAGATCAGCCAGTCACAGTATGATGCTCTTCAGCGAGAGATCGTAGAAACGGAACAGAAGCTGAAGGACCTGGAAGCCCAGGCTGGAAAGGCCAATGTTGCTGTTCAGAAAATAGCAGAGGCTGGTGAAAAGCTCCAGGCTGCCGGTGACAAGATTTCCTCTGCAGGACAGAAGCTGCTTCCAGTGACGGCAGGTGTTACAGCACTTGGAACTGCAGCAGTGGGAACCGCTGCCAGCTTTGAGAGTTCCATGAGCCAGGTGCAGGCAACCATGGGTATTACCAAGGATGCCATGTCTACGGTCAATGGCGAAACCGTCAATACGATGGATACGCTATCCAACCTGGCAAAGAAGATGGGTTCCGAGACGGCGTTCTCAGCAAGCGAATGTGCGGAAGCACTAAACTATCTGGCACTTGCTGGATATGACACAGAGCAGATGTGCAATACGCTGCCTACGGTTCTTAACCTTGCTGCTGCCGGCGGACTTGATTTGGCGCAGGCATCTGACATGGTTACCGATGCCATGTCGGCCCTTGGCATGGGAGTGGATGAGGCGGAAACAATGGTCGATCAGATGGCCAAGACCGCATCGTCTACAAACACATCCGTGGGCCAGCTTGGTGAAGCAATCCTGACAATCGGTGGTACTGCTAAGTCCATCAAGGGTGGAACGGCAGAATTAAATACGGCATTAGGTATCCTTGCCAACAACGGTATCAAGGGTGCTGAGGGTGGTACGCATCTTCGAAATGTAATCCTTTCCCTTCAGAACCCAACAGACAAGGCAGCAGATGCAATGGAGTCCTTGGGACTTGAGGTCTATGAC